TACGAGATGAACCTAAGTTCACTTCTTTCAAGTTCAATAAAGCGATCTCATCATTTGGTGCATAACGAGTTAATTCTTCTTTGTAAGCCAAAGATAAAGCTCTGTGTACTCGTGGAGTCATGTAAGCCATACGAGCTTGACCATAATCACCATATTCAGAAGATAATACCATATCTTCGAATGCATCAACCAAAGTAGCAGATGTAGCAAGAGCATTTGGAGAACCAGCTTCCAACATAGATGTAAATACACCACCTGTTGTTTTTGCAGGAGTACCATCAGCTGTGATTACTTCACCTTTTTGTCCTGTCCAGAATGCGTTAGAAAGGTCGATTCTGTGTTGGTTGAACATTGCGTTACGCTCCATTTCTAAGAAGTTAGAAGTCGTACCCATGTTTTTCAACTTGTGTAGTTCTACTTCAGAGTAACGGATAGCCTTGTTAAACAACTGGATGTAGTTAACACGCTCGATTGTAGAAGCGCGGAAGTACTGAGCAAAACCATCAGAACCATCGTGATCTACAGAAGATACGTTAGCTAATACATCATCAGCAGCAACTGCTGGTAAAGTATCACCATTGTAAGGAGAAACTGTAATTGTCAACAAAGAAGTGTCAACAGAAACAACACTACCTTTTTGTCCGTTAGGATAAGAGATAATTGTGTTTGTTGAGATATTGTCTGTAGACGTAACAGAGATAGTTTGAGTAGTTGGGTAAGAAACCGCAGCAGCAACAGCTGTAGCTACAAGTGGCTCACGTTGGTAACCCATCTCTTGGTAGAAGAATTCGTCTGAATTCATCTGCTCAGCAGCAACCATGTTCAACAATTTCAAGTCCATGAACTGTTGTGGAGCAGCATCAAAGATAGCTCTGTTAGTTAATTTTTGTACCAACAACGAAATATCGTGTCCGTACAACGCAGCATACTCCGAACCTACGGAGTTGTAGTTCTGATTAAGGAACTTTGAATTTGGATCGTTATACAACATTTGTTTTTAATTTAAAAAGTTTACAATTTACGCATAAGGGTCATTCTTGAATAATCCACTCAAATGACCTAAAGCTTTCTGATCCACTCCAGTCGGCATAGCCGCTTTCTGTTTTCTTACTGACTTAGGACTTGAGTCAACTATTCGTTGATTCGCCTCAGTTTCACCTTTCCTTTGCGCAATCTTTTTGACAGATTCCAACATTTTCTTGCCGTACATAGCGTATGCTACAAGCTCAGCTGCATCATCGTTATATGTACCATCAGCATTCATAAACAAATTGTCTACCTTCCCCTCAACCAAGATAGACCGAATCTTATTGATTTCTGCCTTACTGAAGTCAGGGTAAGCCTTACTTAGATTCTCCACGGAAAGGATTGCTGTCTTCTTCATATTCTGAAATTCAGATTTCTGTCGATTCAAATAATCCTCACGTTCTTTATCTAACGCTTGTTTGTCTTCGGAAAACATTCGTTTTGTCGAATTAGCCAAAAGCTTTAATCGGCTTTCATACTCAGAATCACTTAAGTCTCCATTTTCATAGTCGCTTAACAACTCCTCGTATTGATCACCAAAATAGTGCTGGACAAGGCTCTCAGGACTTTGCTTACCAAAATCTCCTGAAAAGTCCAGTCTTCCAGACGAATCAAACGCCCTTGTGAAGTCTTCTCCATTAGCCCACATCTGAATACCTAAACGCAATTCGTAAGGCATTGCATTTAAATCAGAAGTTAAAGCTTCATATTCTTTCTTTAACTCAGACCCCTCTTGAGCCTGATTTCTCCAAGTATCAACAGAAGAAAAGAATGTTTCAGGATTCTTGATTCCGAACTTAGAAGATATTAAATCAACCATTTCTTTAGGAGGTTGAAAGTTAAGTCTGAATTCCTTACCTTTCTTAGGCTCCTTCATGATTCCAAAAATATCAACTACATCATCCTCTTCATCCTCTTCATCCTCTTCATCTTCATCCTCGTAATCCTCGTCTTCGTCTGCTTGAGAGCTTGCTTGAGATATACTAGCTATCAAGTCTTGATACTCTTTAGTGCCTGCAAAACCAGGATCCATACTGGCTAAAGCTTCCACCTGTCTAAGTTGATCCTGCAATTCAGGAGCTAGGTCTTGAACCACTGGGGCATCAGACAAACTACTTACTGCACTTTCAACTTCTCTTTCAAAGTTGTCACTCATAATTAATTATTTTGCTTCAAAAATACAAATTTATTGTTTAAGTTCATTTTTAATAATGTCTCTTTCAGTTTTAGCTCCTTCTTTCAATGCTACTTTCTCCATTTCTTGATCATGTGAAAGTTCTTTCATAGCAACATCTTGTTCTACTTGAGCTTGTTGTGCTTGAGCCATCTGAGCCATCATATCTTGTTGTTGAGCTCTTCCTTGAATCATTCCTTCATTAGCGGCTTGATCAGCTTTTTGTTGAGCCATCAACTTATCTTTACTGTAGTTTCTTAATTCTTTAGCTACTAATTCAGGGCTAGCTCTATTGAATAGATTAGAGAATATTGTAGCATCAATTAATCCTGCTTGCAACAATGTAAATAACAATTGATTTGCAGCATTAACCCCTTGTTCTGGAGTTTCTGAACGCTTAAGAAATATTCTATAATCCTGTAGTAAATGATCTTCTGTTATGTTTATTCTAGTAAGCCCTTCATCTCCAACAATCATAGCTAATTTTCTAGGATTATCGTGATAGATAGCCTTACCTACTGTGGCAATATGTTGATATGCTTGTTTCAATATAGAAGTCAAGGCCCAATAGAATGGCTCCTGAACTAAAGAACCTCTTTGTATTTGAGCTTCGATTACACCAACTAACACATCGCTGCCACCTTGCGTTCCTGTCATGGCTTCGTTAACACCTGTAACATCTTGAATAGATTGCTGAACAGATTGAATAACCTGGAACATTTGAAGGGTTCCTGAGCCTATGTTTGTACCATAAGTTCCAACGGCATTTTGTACTGAACCAACTCTATCTGTGTCTACGAATATAGGTTTAGAAGAGTTTATGTTTCTAACCATGTCAGCTTCTCCATCTCTATCGTCTACAGCAGACTTAGATATAACGGTTCCTGTTCCACGCATATTGGCCATTTGAGATTCAACAACAGATAATGTTCTGTTCAAGAATCTTTGTGGATCGATAACGTCATCAAGTGGAGTCAATACTTCTCCTCTATCGTAAACCCAAGTGTAACATTTATATGGGAATTTAACATTAGCAGGGTCATTTAATTCTTTCTCTTGATAAGGAACTACACCAAACTCAAGAATAATATCTCCATATCCAATTTCCTCTTGAGGAATAAGAATACAATAACGAAGTACATCTACATAAATAGTGTGCTTCTTTTTATCACCCATTTCATCCTTATGCTTTTGCGTTTGAGGCTCAATGAGATCTTTATCTGTATACTTAGAATTGGCATCATTAATCATTGTATAGTAAGGATATCCGTATTCGTCTACAACCCATCCATACTCTCTTCTCTCTACGTCTTTCCAATATGTTTCGTAAACTGGAACCTTTCCACCAGGTATAGTGTAGATTCCATTTACTATTTTATGCATAGAGTTCTGATTAGTTCTATTAGAATAATTCTCAATAGCTTCTCTTTCTTCTTTGTTTAAGTCTTGAAATCTTTCAAATATAGAAGGAGAATCCATATAGTACCATTCACCCATAAATTCAGCATCCGTTAAGTCAGGCTTTTTAGCAGACATATCCCACATGAAGAATAATGGATTGGTAGATTCTGCTACATAGTTCTCTCCTGCTTCATACCCTTTGTAGATTCCAATACCACAGATTGCAAGGTTTCTTGTTATTTGAACCTTTAACTCATCCATGTTTATTTCATTGGTAACGTACTCCAACAAATTGTTTATATCAGTTTCATAGTTATCAACAAAAGTATTTAAGAATAACTCCTCAGTTTCAAATTCAGTGTCTTCTAGTGGATTGTATTCTTTTAGAATGTCTTTAAAGAATGGCATACTCTCTGCCATCTTATGTATTGTTTTTAACTTTCTTAAATCTTCTTCTCTTTTGTTTATAACAAAGTCAGACACACAATTAGCTTTCGCATTGTATGCTAAACGAATAGCATTACCAACATATTGCTGCACCATTGGCTTGATTACGTTCTTTGTCCACTTTAGCCTGTTTCTTACGTCTCCAGACTCATCAAGGAAGAATGCTTCGATATCTTCATCAAATATCCATTGGCCATCTTGACCTTTGAAAAATGACCAGTTTATTAAGCATTTATTGATGTATCTTCTATAGATATAATTGCTCATTACTGACAAACAGTATTTCGCATATCTCTTGTGGTAATCTTTATCCTTTTTCCCTTCTAATTTGTTAGGGCGAATATTACCATTGCTAAACATGAAACTCATATCACTTCAATATGTCGTTAATTCCTACCATTACTTCTTTCCTAGTCTTTCTCTCCACGGTCTTAGCACCATATGAAGATTCTAGGATTTTTACCATCTTTGGAAGCTCATCATAAACCTTCACAACCAAATCGGTATATTTCTTCTTATCATCTATATCCATAGTCTTTAATGAATTACTGTCCACAACAATCATATCATTAAGAACTTCAAACATATATTGACTCATCAACTTCGCTCTAAGCCTGTATTCAGGGTTAAAGCTCTCCATCCTCCTAATGCCTTTAATAATATCTTCAGGTATATTACCATTTGACATTTCTTCAAGGTCTTTCCTTACATGGAAGTCTTTTCCGTATGTAAGTTCAAGAGCTTTTTGTACTCTTTCCTTTTTGTTGCTAAGCCTGTAAATTGGACTTGTTCTGTTTCCAATCAACCAGCAGAGTCTTATTTGCTTTGAGTTTAAATCTTTGAACTCTTCTAATTCAGCTAAATCAGGATACTCTAATTTAACGTCTTTATCTGTCTCTAGGCCAAAGATTATTACTTCTACTTCTTTTTCTGCCATAAAAATATAAAAAAATAGGGTAGGCAATTTTATACCTACCCTACAAAGATAATCAAATTTTGATTAGACAGCAGGACATCCTAAATAGTCAGCAACTGTAGTATAAGCTCCGCTAAGGATATCAGTTAATCCAACATCAAATGCAGCAGTTCCTGCGTCATTAGAATCTGTGTAAACCAATACTCTAACAGGCTTAACAACTTGAAGACCATTCACGATATTGTGACGAATCAATTTTCTGTAAGTAATGATGAATCTGTTGTATTCACCAGTTGACAATACAGTTGTATTGTTTGGCACATACTGAAGAACTTCATTTGCAGAACCTACAGGAGAAACCCATGCAACTGAATCTGTAATAGCAGATCCAGAAGGAGCAACTACATTTAATGGTCCGTAACCAGCAGCACTAGCTGTAATTTCCAATACATTAGCACCAAGATCAGCAGCAGTAAAGTAAGCAAATGTATCAGCATTGATACGAGCAACGAAAGCATCAAGTAACTCTTGAGTTGTTGCTGTAGCATCCAAAGAAACTGTATAAGTTCTTGGTTGATAAACAGCATTTGTCTCAGTACCACCTGTAAAGAAACTAACTGCATAAGGAGCAGAAATAGTCAATGTGTAAACACCATTGTTTACGATTGTAACAAGAGATAAGTCAACTTCAACAATATTTGCAGTACCTGCTGTATAAGCATCATACTTGAAGTTTAACCAATCTGTTGCCTTAAGGATTAAAGCGTCATTTCCAGCTTCATCCAAAACAGTCAATACACCATTAGCAAGCACGTTATCCGCACCATCTACAGGCGTGTTCAAAACTACGACAGCATCTACGTCTAGTTTTGGTAATTTAAATAAAACAGCCATTTTGTTGTTTTTTGTACACCGAACCAAGTTCTGTGTTGGTTAATAATTAAACACTGTGCTAAAACACAACGCAAATGTAATATTTTTTTTAAAATGTATTTTTTTAATGAAAATGTTTATCTTTGTCTTAGCAATTAGACTTCAGACAATGTTTTTTTTTTATGTTAACGATATAGAGCCCTCATCCTTTCTAATTGCTACGAGGGCTCTTTTTATTTTTTAACTATGGAATCATTTAAAGTTGTTTGCATAAACGACAAAGGAAGGCCAACAAACTATGTTGGAGAGTGGATACAGAAAGACTCTGTTTATACCGTAGTAGAAGTTAAGTTTTTAATAAATCAAAGAATGGCTGCTGGTTTTAAACTAGCAGAAGTGAAGATGGGTGAAGACTCCCCTTATCAATTCTTTTTCTCTAATAGATTTCGGCCATACGATCAGACAGACTCTGAGACATGGACAGAAGAAGTATTAGAAGAGTTGTTTCCAGAGGAAACGTATGTAGACGCATTATGAGTCCTGAACTAATACTTGAATTAAACAAGTTTAACAGCATCATATTCAACGAGTTACCTCACACATATAGCTACAATGGTTTAGATTGTAGGTCAGTAACTACTATACTTGGTGACTACAAGAAAGATTTTGAAAAAGATAAGATAGCTTTTTTCTACGGAAAGAAGCACAAGATGTCTTCTGATGAAGTTATTGAGATGTGGGATTCTGAAAGAGACAGGGCTTCCAATGTGGGGTCTCATATTCATAAGTATATGGAATTATCTTGGAATGGAAAATTATACACAGAATCAGAAGATAATCTTCCTAGTTCTTTAGTGTCTATATGTAATCAATTTATAAATGAATCTAAGAATAAGTTAATACCTGTTCGTTCTGAGTTTATTGTTGGAGATTTCAATAAGAAAGTTTGTGGAATGATTGATCAGATATTCTATAATGTTAAAGCTGGAGAGTATCAGATTTGGGATTGGAAGACAAATAAAAAAATGAGACATTCTAGTGAATTTGGGAATAAAATGATAAATGGTTTGAGTCATTTAGATGAGTGTGAGATGAATACTTACTCCTTACAATTAGCCTTGTACAAAAAAATTATACAAGAGAACACGAATATTGTTCTTGGAGATTCATATATTTGTTGGATAAACGAAGCGGAGATGTTTCCTAGAGTGATAAAAACATTTGATTTCAAGGAAGAGGTGGATTTAATTTGGTCCAACTTGGCAGCATGAGTACTAAGTCATCGTACTCTAGCAATAAATTAAAGCAGGTTCTTGAAAATGGAACACAACACTTCATCGCTAAATCCTATGTGTCTACTAAGTTTGATTATGACAGGAGAATGCCTGAGTATTTTCTCTATTGGGTAAACTTAAATAAGGGTACATTTGAGTCTGATCCTAATTATCATAGGATGTCATGCAAACTTATGAGTCCTAAAGAAAAGAAATATTTTAAATCCATATTGGATGAGTACAAGGAAGCTGTAAACAATCGACATGGCGTTATATGGGAAAACAAAAAACTAGGATTTGACAAAACCCTAGTTGTTGTATCTCAATTAAGACTAGAGATATAAGATTTACTTATTCCCTAAATATAATCTTTTTTTATCGGAGTATTTTAAAGAAACAGCTTTAGCTTCTTGTCCAAAAAAATCACTAAAGGTTTCGTTTTTAACAGACCCTATAGATACTCTTTTCTTAACTACATCTATTGGTCTTCCGATTACTTCTCCTGGGTTTTTTACTGAGTCTTCCATGGTTATTAATTTGAATAGGTTATTACGTTAGCGGCCTCTGCTAAAAACTCAAGGTTAATAAAACAAACGCCTTGTACAGTTGTAGGCGCATTAAAAATAAAAGTAATAAAATAATCTTCATTAGACGCTATTGAGTTGTCCATTATAACAAAAGAAAATGTCAAGTTAGCTATATTACTTGTAGCAGAATTTTTAACCACTGAACTGTTGTACATTTTTGTAGAAACATTATCAAAGGTATTTACATTTCTAGCGTTTATGGTTGTAGAATCTGAGTAAAGAAGTAGTCCTTGGTCTCCAGATATAACGCCAGCAAAGTTTGTAAATGTTCCTGTGCCATCCATCTTAATAACTCCTTCTAGCTTATATCTTTTGTAAACCGTTCCATCTGAACTCGTTATCAGTCCTGGAAGCTCATATAGTGCGGACTGAACAGCAGGGTCTAGCGTTCCATCTGTTAGTGTTATGTCTTGACCTTTATTACTAATCAAGTAACTAATATCTTCAACGATGTTGTTTTCATTCTTGTTAGACAGGGCTCCTGTCTTTAGAAATGATTTTTGAATGTATGCCATAACTATTTTTTTACAAATATAATTGTTTTTAATTAAGAACTTTTAGAACCCTTCCTGTTCTCACATCTACTTTTGCTAGTTTCATTCTGAAGTTTGTCTCTTTTGATTGGACATACCTTGTAACGACATGGGTATTTTTGTCTTCTTCCTTGATATTTGTAGGCTCGTATCTAGCGTGTGCCTGTGCGTTTATATAAGCAAAGGTAGCTGCGAATATGGTATCATCATAATCATACCTGGTATCTGCTGCTTGGTATCTAGTTTGTCTATGACTAGTAGCTGTCTTCAAATCTTTCTCTACGAATGTTTTTAACTGCTCCCATAGCCATGGAACATCCATTGAATGTCCGTAAGAGTCTAGCATTTCCTCTGTTTTTGCTATAATCCTTGGAGCCGTATTAGCTTTATTGGAAACTCCAAACCATTTACCTCCATGTGTTTGAAAATATTCAGGTAATTGGGCATTAGCGGTGAATTTGCTTTTAAATCCGTGTATTTCTTGGAAGTCAACGTGCATATCTCCGATGTTGTTCTCTACGAGTTCCTTTACCCCTCCTCTTTTTTGCTGATCATAGTATAGACTTTGAAGTAATACCTGTAGGTATGTGTATTTAAACTTCTTATCCCTATGGAATACTACAGAAGATATGCTATTTGTAAGGGAATCCCATATTACGCTACACATCATAGAGTGTCCTGTCTCTGAGTTGATGGGGTCAGTACCTTGATACCATCTATTTTTCCAACATTCTGCTTCAGGTGGATGGTGAACAATCATTGATGTGGTAGATATGTCTTCTCTTCCGCTAGTTCTCACCCATCTTGCACCTGTTATTCTGTATTCGGTAATTAAATCAGGAGTAGGTTGTGACATATCCATGATAGGATCAAAGAATCCATATTCTATTGGGGTATCTTTTCCGTATATTTCGGAAAGGCGTTGGTTACAGAGGTGTATTGGCACGAGGGTCCTAGCTTTTCGAAGAAACATATCATCAATGGTGATGG